TAACAGCATAAAAAAATATATCCCGTATAACACATACCGCACCATCAAAGGACAGATGAAGTCCGGCAATGTGGAAGCAGCAAGAACGGGGATCAACAGAATAAAGAAAAGAGCGGAGGGACAGGCTTATGGACACACTTGCAATTGATATTGAAACTTACTCAGATGTATCGCTCCCGGACTGCGGGGTACATAGATATGCAGCATCGGAGCAGTTCGAGATCCTTTTGTTTGCATACAGTCTGAATGATGAACCGACAAGGATCATTGACCTTGTATCCGGGCAGACGATGCCGGATGAGATCATGGAATGCCTTATGGATGATTCCGTAGTAAAAACAGCATTCAATGCTGCCTTTGAGCGTAACTGTATCAATCGATTCTTCGGGCTTTCCCTAAAGCCGGAAGGATGGAGATGCACGGCAGTTCAGGCATCCATGCTGTCGCTCCCTCTGTCACTGGAAGGGGTGGGAGAAGCACTGAACCTTGATAAGAAAAAGATGTCGGAAGGCAAAGAACTCATCCGCTATTTCTGTATGCCGTGCAAGCCTACCAAGGCAAACGGGGGAAGGACAAGAAACCTTCCGTCCGATGCTCCTGAGAAGTGGGAGCTGTTCAAGACATACTGCATCCGTGACGTGGATGTGGAAAAACAGATCAGAAATAAGTTAGCAAAATTCCCGATACCAGACAGGGAACAGGAACTTTACTGCATGGACCAGAGAATCAATGACCGTGGAATCATGGTTGACCGTAACTTGATCAGCCATGCAGTGGCGTGTGACCTTTTATATAAGGAAGCAGCATCCAAGAGGGCATATGAGATATCAGGACTGGAAAACCCGAACAGTGTATCACAGCTTAAGGACTGGCTGAATGAAAAAGGCATCGAGGTGGATTCCCTTGCCAAGGCTGCCGTGGAAGAACTGGTGGAGAAAACGGAAGGGGAAGTATCCGAAATGATGAAGCTCAGGCTTTCCATGTCAAAAACCTCGGTAAAGAAATATGAGGCAATGGAACGTTCCGTCTGCCCGGATGGGAGGGTGCATGGATTATTACAGTTTTACGGGGCCAACCGTACAGGAAGATGGGCCGGCAGACTCGTACAGATCCACAACCTTCCGCAGAACCATATGGAAGATCTGGAACTGGCACGCTCCATCGTAAAGGAAGGCAGATATGACCTTGTGGAGCTTTTATATGATTCCACCCCTGAGGTGCTGTCGGAACTGATCCGTACCGCATTCGTGGCAAAGCCGGGATGCAGATTCATCGTCAGCGATTTTTCAGCGATCGAGGCGAGAGTTATGGGATACCTTGCCGGAGAGGGATGGGTCATGGAGGAGTTCCGTGGTGCAGGAAAGATCTATGAGCAGACGGCATCCAAGATGTTCCATATCCCGATTGAAGAAATCACAAAAGGAAGCCCGTACCGTGTAAGGGGAAAGGTGGCATCACTTGCCTGTCAGTATGGCGGTGCGGAAGGTGCGCTTGTCAGTATGGGAGCATTAAATTTTGTGGAAGAAGAGGAATTGAAAGGGCTGGTGCAGTCATGGCGGACAGCAAATCCGCACATTGTTAATTACTGGTATGAGATTGATGGTGCGGTAAAGGCAGCCGTGAAGGAGCGGAAGATGACCACGGTCGGAAGGGTGACGGTATATTACCAGTCCGGGATGTTAAAGATCGCACTGCCGTCAGGAAGGGTGCTGTCCTATGTAAGACCGAGGATGACCGTGAACCGATTCGGTTCGGAGAGCGTCAGTTATGAAGGTGTCGGCACGAACCGCAAGTGGACGAGGATCGAATCTTACGGGGCGAAATTCTGTGAGAATATCGTTCAGGCAACCGCAAGGGATGTACTGGCAGAAGCAATGCTCCGTCTGGAAAAGAAGGGATTTGATATCGTGTGCCACATCCATGATGAAGTGGTGCTTGAAGTGCCGGAGGGGACATCTTCGGTGGAAGAAGTAAATGAGATCATGGCGGTATGCCCTGACTGGTGCGAGGGGCTTCCGCTTAAGGCTGCCGGATTTGAAAGTCCGTTTTACAAGAAAGATTAGGAGGCAGAAACATGTTTGTATCAATCGGAAACTCAAGAATGGATAAAAAGTTTAACTGCACGGATATGACATATGAAGATTTTGTCAGCCGTCTGTCCAAGACAAAATATACTGCGGAGACAATGGAGCAGTACAGGAAGATGCCGAAAGGGCAGCAGGACAATATCAAGGATGTCGGAGGCTTCGTGCTTGGAAAGCTGAAGGGCGGACGCAGGAAGAAGGACTGCGTGATTTCCAGATCCGCCATCACACTTGATATGGATTACGGAACACAGGGCATCATTGATGAACTGGAAATGTTCTTTGACATGAAGATGGTGGTGTATTCCACACATAAGCATACGCCGGAGAAACCGAGGCTTCGTATCATCATATTCCTGACAAGGGACGTGACACCTGATGAGTACGGGGCAGTCAGCCGTATGCTTGCATCGGATATCGGCATCGAGCTTTTTGATGATTCGACCTATGAACCATCAAGACTCATGTACTGGCCGAGCACTTCCAGTGACGGTGAGTATGTGTTTCAGGAGATCGAAGGAAACGAAGTTGATCCCGATGAAGTACTGTCCCGTTATAAGGACTGGCATGATGTATCGGCATGGCCGGTCAGCAACCGTCAGGCATCCGTTGTGCAGAGGGATATCAAAAAACAGGCTGACCCGCTTTCCAAGGACGGGCTGATCGGAGCTTTCAACCGCACATACACGGTGACGCAGGCAATCGACAAATTCATCCCGGATGTATACAGGCATTCAAGGGCAATCCCCGGAAGATACGATTATATCCCGGCGGATTCGGCTGCCGGAGTCGTGGTCTACGATGACCTGTTCGTATACAGCCACCATGCCACAGATCCATGCTGCGGAAAGCTGATGAATGCGTTTGATGTGGTAAGGCTTCATAAATTCGGGGACAAGGATGCAAGGGCAGCCGAATGGACAGAGCCGGGAAAACTCCCTTCTTTCAAAGCCATGCAGGATTTTACTTCTGCAGATGAAGAAGTGAAGAACACGCTTGCCAGGGAAAGACAGGAGCTGGCGGTACAGGAATTTTCCACCGAGCCGGACGAGGACTGGCAGAACAAGCTGGCACTTGACCGCAGGGGAAATATCAAGGATACACTGCAGAACATCGCACTGATCATCCGTAACGATGAGAATTTCAAGCACATCGTGTACAACGAGTTCAAGGATACCATTGATGTCATCGGTCCGCTTCCTTGGAAACAGGTAAAGCCCGGATGGAATGACTCCGACCTTGCGAATGCAAAAGTGTATTTCGAGAGGGTGTACGGGATCTGGTCACCGACCAAGTTTAAGGATGCACTGCTTGCCGTGGTGTCATCCGACAGGCTCTACCATCCGATCAAGGATTATTTTGCAACGCTTCACTGGGACGGACAGGAGCGTATCGATACACTGCTCATTGACTATTTCGGTGCGAAAGATTCTCCGTACACAAGGGCAGTCATCCGCAAGACACTGGTGGCTGCGGTAGCACGTATCTATAAGCCGGGAGTGAAGTTCGACTCCATCCTCGTGCTGAACGGTCCGCAGGGAATGGGAAAATCCACCTTCTTTTCCATCCTTGGAAAGCAGTGGTTTTCGGATTCCTTATCCATTTCGGATATGAGGGATAAGACTGCTGCCGAGAAGCTGCTCGGAAACTGGATACTTGAGATCAGCGAGATGAACGGCATCCGCAAGACGGAAGTCGAGGTAGTAAAGTCCTTTGTCACCCGTCAGGATGATAAGTTCCGTCAGGCATACGGAGTCAATGTAGAGTCGCATCCGAGAAAATGCATCATCGTGGGAAGCACCAACTCCGAGGGCGGATTCTTACGTGACGTGACAGGAAACAGAAGATTCTGGCCCGTGCATGTGCCGGGGACAGGAAAACACCATCCGTGGGAGCTTGACTGTGTCGACCAGATCTGGGCAGAGGCAATCCATCTGTATAACGAAGACGAGGAGCTGTTCTTAAAAGGTGCGGAGGCAGAGGAAGCATACAAGATGCAGCAGGAGGCAATGGAGTCGGATGACCGTGAGGGCATCGTGCAGGACTACCTTGACAGACTACTGCCGGATAACTGGGCATCAATGGATATCTACCAGAGAAGGGCATTCCTTGGCGGAGGAGAGTTCGAGACGGTCGGTGTAAAAGGAACTGTCATGCGTGAGCGTGTGTGCATCATGGAGATCTGGGTGGAGTGCTTCGGCAAGGAGCGTCAGAACTTAAAGAAGGCGGATTCCTATGAGATCGAAGGCATCTTAAACAAGATCGGGGGATGGAAGAAGTATGATTCCAATACCACGGGCAAGACCAAAGTCCCCCTTTACGGAGTGCAGAAGACTTTTGTGCGGATGGATGAGAAACCAGAGGAAACCCGTTAGGCGGTTTCCGTGGTTTCCCAGATGCAGATGGGCAACGGTAGTCGGAAACCGTGCTGACACCTTGGAAAATAAGGGGTTGCGGTTCTTAGTTTCCCAGTTTCCCATTAAATCCAGTTGAGAATTAAAAATAAAGATAAAAAGAGCAATTCATGTATATATGCGCGTATAGGAGTTAAAGGCATATGGCAACCGCAATCGGCAAAGGAGGTACCTGGTTTTGCTAGAAAGTACAGTAGAGAGACATTTGAGGGAAGAAGCAAAAAAGCGGAAAGGCATGGCGCTGAAGTTCGTATCACCCGGTATGAATGGAGTGCCTGACCGCATCGTCCTGATGCCGGACGGGAAAATGGCATTCGTGGAACTGAAAGCACCGGGGAAGAAGCCAAGACCGCTTCAGCTGAAGAGAAAGCGGATGCTTGAGAGGTTAGGCTTTCCCGTTTATGTAGTTGATAATATCGAACAGATCGGAGGTATCCTTGATGAAATACAAAGCACATGATTATCAGCAGTATGCGACAGATTTTATAATCGGACATCCCGTGAGCTGCCTGATCCTTGACATGGGACTTGGCAAAACGGTCATCACGCTTACGGCACTGTGGCTTCTGCTGTTTGACTATTTTGAAGTAAGGCGGATCCTGGTGATCGCACCGAAGCGTGTGGCAGAGACCACATGGCCGGCAGAGATAAAAAAGTGGGAGCATCTTTACGGCATGACATTTGCCGTGGCAATGGGAACTGCAGGGCAGAGAAAGGAAGCACTTCTGTCAGGAGCCGATGTGACGATTATCGGAAGGGATAACGTTTCATGGATGACAAAAAACATATTTTTTGATTTTGACATGGTCGTGATCGATGAACTGTCAAGCTTCAAGTCCCCGAAGGCACAGCGGTTCAAAGACCTGAAAAAAGTAAGACCGATGGCAAAACGTGTGGTCGGGCTTACGGGAACACCGGGAAACCTCATGGACTTATGGGCAGAGATAGGGATCCTTGATATGGGGCAGAGGCTTGGAAGATACATCGGAGGATACCGTGACAGGTTCTTCCTTCCGGATAAGCGGAATCGTGAGATCGTCTTTTCGTATAAGCCGAGGGAAGGAGCAGAAGAAAAAATATATGAACTGATCTCCGATATCAGCATTTCCATGAAAGCCGTGGATTATCTTGATATGCCGGAATGCATAAGCAACCGTGTGACCGTATCCATGTCGGAATCCGAACAGGCACTTTATGACAGGATGGCAGATGAAATGATCCTTGAATACGGGGAAGGGCAGGACATCGATGCGGTAAATGCAGCAGCCTTGAGCAACAAGCTCCAGCAGATGGCAAACGGTGCGGCCTATGATGAATCCGGCAATGTCCGTAATATCCATGACAGAAAACTGGATGCACTGGAAGACCTGATCGAATCGGCAAACGGAAAACCGCTTCTGGTTGCATACTGGTTCAAGCATGACAGGGAACGGATTTTGAAACGGTTTCCGGCAAGGAATATCAATACAAAGAAGGATATCGAGGACTGGAATGAAGGAAAGATCCCTGTGGCGCTGATTCATCCGGCATCGGCAGGACACGGACTGAATCTTCAGGAAGGCGGTTCGACCATCGTATGGTTTTCACTTACATGGTCCCTTGAACTGTATCAGCAGTTAAATGCCAGACTTTACAGACAGGGGCAGAAACACATGGTCATCATAGAGCATCTGGTGACAGAAGGCACGGTCGATGAAGATATCCTCCGGGCAATCGAAAAAAAGGATACTACACAGAATGCAATGATAGAAGCAGTAAAGGCAAGGATTGGAGGTATGACGGATGACGGCAGAAGTAATGATGAAGGAATATAAGAATATGAAAAAGGAACTGACCGTGACTGAGTTCCAGCTCCGTCAGTTTCAGGGAGTGAGCGAACAGGACATGATCGATTCCATGCTTTACTCCCACCAGGAAGGGGAAAGGGTGCAGACCAGCACTCTTTCCGATAAAACAGCAAACATAGCAGTCAAGTATAAGGCTGCAATGGAAAGGGAGAATGACGAGTGGTACGGTTTCCTTTTTCACAGATATAAGTTCCTGAAGGAAGAACTGGATTTTTTCGAGCATGCAGTGAACGGACTGGATGAAAGACATAGAAGCATTATCACGGATCTTCTGGATGAGGACATGACATGGGACATCATGATGGAAAGATACCATGTGAGCCATACGATGATAGCAAAATACAGAAAAGCAGCATTGAAGGAACTGGATAAACAGTATGAATTGAGGGACAGACAGGTGGAAGCCTTTGTCCTCGGATAGGAGGTTTTTATGTGTAAGCGTGGAGATATTTATTATGTGGATTTTGGAGAAAAAGATGGAAGCAAGCAAGGCGGTGTCCGTCCGGCACTGGTGGTAAGCAACAATAAGGCAAATAAGCATTCCCCTGTTGTTACGGTCGTTCCGCTTTCTGCAAGGGTGTGGAAGAAAAAGTATCTTCCGACCCATGTGCAGATTCCCAAAGGCAGCGGTCTGAACAAGCCGAGCATGGCACTGGCAGAACAGGTGGAGACTCTTGATAAAACAAGGCTAGGAGAAAGGATCGGGGAAGTGCTGGATGACATGGTCATGGAACAGATCACAGTGGCACTCCAGATACAGATAGGTGCATATGCAGAGTACAATTAAGGCAGTCAGACGGCTGTCTTTTTTGTTTGCCTTATGGTAAAATACTGTTATGAATCAAAGCAAGGAGGCAGGACAATGTTAAGACAATGTGTTACCTGTGGTAGGGAATCAGACAATAAAAAAGATTATTTTGAACTGTCGGCAAAAGTCGGTCCGAGATATATATGCAGGGAGTGTGCTGCTGAATTAGGAATCAAGAATTTTATGAGTGCCGGATTTAACAGCAATACAGGTGTTTTGAAAAAATATGTTAAAATCCATCCAGAAGCACAGCCGAGATTAGATGCCCAGCTTGAAAGAGTGGAAAAGTACAATGCTGACTTCAAGAAAGAAGTTGGAAGAGTAAAGCAGAATTTTAAAGAAGGCATGGAAGAAGCATCCAGGCATTCAGGATGCAAAAAGCAGAAACAGACAAAGTGCGTATGTGCTTCGTGTCAGCATGTTTTTTATTATGGTGATTACGATAAGCTGAAAAATCTTTCAAATGCTGCTTATGGAAGTATTTATACGTTGAACCAGTATAAGAATCTTGGACAGTGTCCAAAATGCGGAAGCCGTGCAATTTCTAAGAAAGAAGTCTATTTCTGGATTGATAAGAAAGGCAATTGCGTTGATGTGGAAGAATAGCGAAAAGGAGGAGTATGGGTTATGGATGAAGCAAAACAGCAGGAACAGGAATTGGAAGAAATAGAAGATAATAAAAAGGGATTTATCGAATGGGTCAAGGAGCATAAGAACCAGCTTGCTTTAATTGGAGTTAGCGGAGCTGCCCTTATTGCAATGGTGTTTGGACTTAAGAATAAAGACAGTCTTACAAAATTATGGATGTCTTTAAAAGATGAAATTGAAAAAGGAAAACCGCTATCGGCTAAATGGTTTGAAAAAGCTGATTTAAAAGAACTTGAGGATGTAAGGGATTCTGTTCAAAAGGCTTATCTGAATCAGGAGCTTAGTTTGGAGACCAGAAGTCATATGTGGGATCTCCTGCCAAAGCTAGATAATGCTATTGGTAAAAAGAAGTGGGTCGGCAAACCATATGGATATCCTGTAAAGAGTGAGCACGGATGGCATCTGCCAAGTGACTAAAAACGAATGGGTGTACTAGAGGTGCACTAAAGGTGTACTAATGGTGTACTGACTTTTTATTTTACAGGTGCTATGATTAAGATGGCAAAAATGGAAGGGAGCAGAAATGCTCCTTTTCTTTATGCCTGGAGGCGGTGTCTTTCCAATCCTTTCACACCGCCCGTGTACATAGAAGGGAGGAATGGCAGATGCCGATGAAACCAAAGAAACCATGCAGACACCCAGGATGTCCGAAGCTGACAGACGGTCTGTATTGTGAGGAGCATGAAGCACTGCACCGTGGTGACAGGGCGAGCAGCAGCAAGCGTGGTTACAACAGGCAGTGGCAGAAGGCAAGGGCAAGATACCTGAAGGCACATCCTTTGTGTGTTCAGTGCTTAAAGGAAGGTCATGCGGTGACCGCAACCGTGGTCGATCATATCAGACCGCACCGTGGTGATCCCGTCCTGTTCTGGGACGAGAAGAACTGGCAGAGCCTGTGCAAATCATGTCATGATAAAAAGACATGGAACGAGGATAACAATCCAGAGTATCGGTTCTGACGGCAGACCGTGGGGGTATCTGAATCTCTACAGTCTGAACCGCTGAAGACCGATGGCCCCCTTTGCGTGAATTTTCGCAGAATTAAACAGGGGGGATATAAAAAGGGTATGGTAATTTTCGCAGAATGTACTTAAAACACGGCAAAAAGGGGTATTTTCTTTTGCCGGAAAATCAGGAAAAAAGCATTATTTAAGGCTGGAAAACAGTGTAAAAACATTGTTTTTCCGGTCTTTTTTTGTGTGCCGGAAGGAGAGTGGAAAGGATGACGGACGCACAGGCAAAGCAGATTAATGAGATGCGGATGAAGGGGATGGGCTATAAAGCCATCGGGATGGCAATCGGACTGTCCCGTGACATCGTAAGGAATTACTGCAAGAGACATAACCTTGCCGGATACGCCACGGTGGTTTCAAAAAATATGAAACTCATGGTGGACGGTAAAGAGGTGTGCCACTTCTGCGGTAATCCGATCACGCAGCCGAAGACCGGCAGACCGAGAAGGTTCTGCTGTGAAAAATGCAGAAGGGAATGGTGGAAGGCACACCCGGAAGCAGTGAAGAAAAGCGAGAAGGCTTCCTACACGCTTGTATGTGAGCAGTGTGGGAAGCCTTTCATTTCCTATGGAAACAAGAACAGAAAATACTGCGGCCGTGAATGTTATTTCCGGCACAGATTTTTAGCAGAGGAGGATATGGAAGATGCAGTTTCAGAGTTATAAAATAGCAGACCTTATCCCGGCTTCCTATAATCCGAGGAAGAAGTTAAAACCGGGCGATAAGGAATATGAAAAAATCAAGAACTCCATTAAAGAGTTCGGGTATGTCGAGCCGATCATCATCAACTCAGACATGACCATTATCGGAGGACACCAGAGAGCCACGGTCCTTGCAGACCTCGGATACACGGAAGTGGAATGTATCGTGGTCGATATCGACAAGACCAAGGAGAAGGCACTCAATGTTGCCCTCAATAAAATTACGGGTGAGTGGAACAAGGAACTTCTGGCCGACCTCATCAAAGACCTTGAGGATTCGGATTTTGATGTCGGCATCACGGGCTTTGAACCGCCGGAAATCGAACAGCTTTTCAATTCCGTGCATGATAAGAAGATCACGGAAGATGACTTCGATGTGGAAGCGGAGCTTGCAAAGCCGACTGTGGCAAAGACAGGAGATGTATGGCTGCTTGGAAAGCACCGTGTCATCTGCGGTGATTCCATTCTACCGGAAACCTACGAAAGGCTGATGGATGGACGGAAAGCAAATCTTGTCCTGACTGATCCTCCATACAATGTAAATGTCGAGGAGACGGCTGGCAAGATCAAAAATGACAACATGCCGGATGAAGATTTCTATAAATTCCTGTTCGCAGCATTTGTCAACATGGAGCAGTCGATGGAACAGGATGCTTCCATTTATGTTTTCCATGCGGATACGGAAGGACTGAATTTCAGAAAGGCATTTAAGGATGCCGGGTTCTACCTTTCCGGCTGCTGCATCTGGAAAAAGAATGCACTGGTGCTTGGAAGGAGTCCATACCAGTGGCAGCATGAGCCGTGTCTGTTCGGATGGAAGAAGGGCGGTAAGCACCAGTGGTATTCTGACAGGAAGCAGACAACCATCTGGGAGTATGACCGTCCGAAGGCAAGCAAGGACCATCCGACCATGAAGCCAGTGGCACTTATGGCATATCCGATACAGAACTCATGTATGAGCAACTGCATCGTGCTTGACCCTTTCCTCGGTTCAGGTTCCACGCTGATCGCCTGTGAGCAGACAAAACGTATCTGCTATGGTATCGAACTGGATGAGAAGTTTGTGGATGTTATCGTGAACCGCTACATTGAACAGTGTGGTTCGGATACTGATGTATATGTGCTCCGTGATAATATGAAAATTTCATATCAGGATCTATGCAGGGGAGGGATGTATAATGAAGCAGATGACATTTCTTGACCTGTGTTCAGGCATAGGCGGTTTCAGGCTCGGTCTTGAGACTGCCGGCCATAAGTGCATCGGATACTGTGAATATGATAAATTTGCAAGAGCCTCCTATGAGGCAATGTATGATACGGAAGGAGAGTGGAAAGCCCATGATGTCACAAAACTTAAACCCGAAGATGTCCCCTATGCAGACATCTGGTGCTTCGGATTCCCATGCCAGGACATCTCCGTTGCCGGAAAACAGCGGGGACTGGTCGGAAAAAGAAGTG